CTGATCCTACCAGGGACAGAGAGAAGTTGTCATCATCCACCTTGACGACATAGTACTCTTCAGACGTGGAAAGTCCTTGGATACCACCAGATGTGGTGGAGTACTTAATAATTTCACCAGATGAGTACCCATGGTTAGGAATCTCAAAACGATTTTGTGCAGTGTTGATACCAGCTGCAGGAATGTTTCTTTTTCTATTCTTGTAACCACTACCAGGATTAGTGATAACAACATTAGAAACAATAGATCTACCACCTACAGCCGTGATCGCATGAACACCAGTTCCGAATCCACCGATATCAACGGTATTGATTCCGGCTACTGCATCTCTATCAGTCTTATGAAGTTTGATTGTAGAAGTGTCAACAGTTGATACAAAGTAATATGCATCTGTAGAGAGACCAACGATTGGAGTACCATCTTTGGCGTCATATTGAACTTTGTCACCAACATTCAATTTGTGGAAAGTCGAGAATCCAATTGTATCATTACCGATGTTAACTCTCTTTGCAGTAAACTCAGAGTTGAATGTGAGTGAGTGAACAATACTCGTCATGTTCACTTCAGCCTTAGCCTCTACATCTGGATTACCACCAGTGATTGTAACGGTAGGAGGTTCCAGATAAGCAAAACCACGATCAATAATGTTGATACCTTCGAGACTACCTTCAATAGATACAACACCTTCTGCACCACTACCATATCCATCAACAATCTCAAGGACAGGAGGGTTGATGACATCATATCCTTCACCAGCACCAGTAATCTCAAGAGATCTGATATCTCCATACTTAAGAGAATCACTAGACTTGTAATTGAGAATCTCTACACCATTGATAAGAATACCTGTATAACCAGGATCAGTCTCATAGTTACCAGACTTGTTGTCAGGTGTTAGTACTTCTCTAACAATACTTTGTGGTTCAACATTTTTATTATGAAAATCGAAGTAGATGAATTCGTTATCAGCTACTTCACCAACAAGAGATACAAACTTTTTGGAGAAGATGTCAGCTCTAGATCTTGCAAGTTTGAAACTTGTAGAACTTTCTCTCTTGATGTAGTAAACATTTTCATCTACGTTCTCAAACTTACTCTCAGTTTCTGTGGTGATTGTAATTCCATCAGGAGAGATGGTTGTTGATTTGATAACACCAGGTTTGTAGATGACGGCATCACCAGTCAAGAATCCATGGTCACCACTTGTAGCCACAACCAATGTCTCAAGATCGGCAGAACTACCACTGAATTTGATTTTCTTGTCGTAAGGATCAGTGAAGATATTGGAATAGTTTGGAAGTGAGTTGGATGCAACTGCAACGTCACCATTAAACTTCTGATAGACGTTTTGTACGTTTCCGATAAACTCGTTCAGTTTGGGGTACTTACCTGAGTCACCCTTCAGAAGTTGATTTTCAACTTTGGTATATGCAATACTACCAACGTTGGCAGCCAGTTTTGTCAGGAATGATTTGGACGAGGAGGAACGAATGACATTACCAGGAAGTTGAAGACCACTATTACTAATCAGAATGATTTCATAACCAGGTCTCAGGAAGTGATCATCAAACAGAGTGATGTTGTATGACTGTTCGAGTTCGTCAACCAGTTCAATACTCTCGATATTCCACTGAGTCTTAACATTAGAATACCAATTCTGAGATCTTTCATCCCCTCTCTCAATACCAAGAGATTGAATATTGATTGTATCACCCTCACTGTAAGAGTAAGAATCACTTTTCAGTTTAAACTCTTTGAGTGTTGATGTAATACGAACTTGGATTGGATTACTCGTATCGAGTCCGACATACGCATAGGACTCATCATCTAAACGAACATTCGTCTTCTTGTCGTATTGTTCCGTGATACCACTTACATTGAAGAATTGGTTGACACTTTTACCAGTGTATGCAATCGCAACCAGGTCACCAACCGAATCTTCAACCATAAGATTCCCAGTCTCAGGGAAACCCAATGTTGAATCAACATCGATGACAGTGGAACCTATACTAATTGTGTTGAGGATTTTGGTTTTTGGGTTTGGTTTGAACTCACCAAAGATCGAACCTCTTACACTAATGTCACGAGCAAAACCATAGTCAATAGAAATCTGATAATATTGACCATCACCATAGGTGATAGGGTTGACATCTGATACCGAACCTCTGGCTCCTGTAGAGTCTTGAAACAAGGTGAGGTTCTTGAGTTGTAGGGGATCACCAGTAACACTCTCTACGACGTAGTCCTGTGTGACTTTGTAGTCGGCATCAGAAGGTCTGAACAGAAACTCACTTGGTTTGATGATTTCTACTTCTTCACCAAATAGAGCTCTGAACAGAATCTTGAAAGATTGATCTGTACCTTTAGATTTGTAGAAACTATCTACGTTATAGATGAAGTTTCTTTGATCAACACCAGGATACAATTCTCTCTCATTGAATCCTGGAACGACCTGATTCTTCAGTTTCTTGAAGAACTCCTGAAGAAAGATGATGTTGAGGTTTTGGATGGTTGCACCATCCTCATGGATGTCTGTCTCAGTATCTGCAAAGGTCAATGAGTCTGGCATATGACCAGACACATAAGTCGTGATACCACTGAACCCTCTGGTACAGTTTATAAAAGAATTATTACTAATCGACTCATAGTGAATGATTTCATTATCAATCTTAATCAGACCATTGGTCTCAGGGAATCCATCGGTGAAGTCTGTAAGAGATGATGTGGGGATGGTTGTGGCAGTATAATCCAGGTCACCATTCAAGGTGGTGGAGGATTTGAGGTCAAACAATTGATCAACTTTAACATATTGATCAATATTCTGAATCAGGTCAAAGGTGGCACCTTGATACTCCTGAGACTTATAGTATTGTTTGACAAACTCTGGAAGTAGAGGAAAGTCCTCCAGAACATATCTAGGAAACTGACTCTCAACAATATCCTGGAACTTGACTCTATCGACTGCCATTTTCTGATATTAGTAGTTATATGAACTGGTGGACGAAGATGATGATGTAGAGGTTGATGTACTCGACGTTGTTCCTGGATTGATAATTGGAATTCCAGTATTTTGGGAGGATACTCGATTAGTAATCTGAGTGGCCCCTGAAGTAGTATCATCACTAGAAGTTACAGTACCACTAGAAATGACTGGAGCTCTCCTAACCAACGAAGTGATGACACTAGAGGAAACAATATAGTTTGTTCCCGATACGTCACTACCAGATTCAATTCGATCTGTTACCATATTTACCACAGTATTGAAGGGGTCTAATTGGAGATACAAATCTTGAAGTCCAATGACATCATTTGAATAAGGTGTAGCTGAAACCTCAACAATATTAGTTCCACGGAATACCTCTGTAGAAATAATTTTAATGGGGTTCAACTTGATTTCACCTTTGATATAATCAATAGTACCAATAGATCTCCTCAGAATAACAGGTTCAGTTGGAGAGTTGAGTTTGAACAAGAAAACTGTTCCTGTCTTCAGATCCATGTTGGGTGAGTCACCCAGATAAACTGTTTCAGAAATACCACTTACTTTAAATCCAGATGAACGAATGTTGTATCCAATTTGTCCATTATGTGTACCGTGTCCGTGATTCTGAATCGCGAAACGATTACCAAAACAAATTTCATATTCAGCGAATTGATTCAAAGAGGCTTCCATGTCTCTTCTCATCTGTACAGTCGTGATATTAGAAGTGATAGACTCATGACTTTGGTCAATCACACACTGGAATTTACTATACTTAAACCTTGCTCCAAACTTATTTAACTCAGTAGAATTAGCGTATGCATTGATATTTTGTGTGATCAGATTTTGAATGAAACTTGCGTTTGGAGCTTGGTTGGAGTTATAGTAAACATTTGAAAATGTCTCAATATACAAATACTTAAGATCAATAATATCAACTTCAATTCCTGCAACAGAATACTTACTTATCTGACTCTTGATATCATTCTTGATTCCACTTGAAAGGAATACACCGTTCGTAGGTTTGATACTTACGAAGACCTTTCCATATCGAGGTGGTGTCAACTCTTCTCCCCCAAAGGCCGAGATAGATTCGGTCTCAGGATAGATTGTAGGAATGATTGCCTCATAGTCTGCTGATGTTACAGCTCTGTTCTGTGAGGAATAAATCTGTGTTGAAAACTTCTTAATTGATTCTACACTTTCAATCGCACTACCACCATAGGAGGATTCATTCACTGCAATCAGTGAAACACCACCAGATATGGTACCACCATTATTATCTCTCAGTGATCCTGCAAATCTTAGACTACTTACACCATTACCACTTTCACCGTCACTAATGATGTAAGATACTTCAATGAAGTTGGGTTCTTGTACTGCAACACCTAAGACACCATCTCCAAACATAACCTCATATCTCTCACCGTCAATCTCCTGAAGGAAGTAAACTGGTGAAGTGTTTGTTACTTCAAACAAACTATCAAATTGTTTGAATGTTCTCTGTACGGTAGAAGTTGCACTCTCTTTGACCGTAACCCTCATCAGAGATGTATCAATTCCAGCGTTAGGAAGAATATATCTTTGATTCTTATTACGAGAAGATACAGTGAAGGTTTGTTTGATCAGAGTGCCTTGGTAGACATCAATATCAATGAAGTTTGCATAACCGTCACTATCGACGGTGGCAGTAATATCATTGGGAATTGAGAATATCAGATTATTATTTGTAATATTATCTTTTCGACTTGATACTCCAATAATGCCTGCCTTCAGTGTAACTGTTGTGGCCGTGGTACCAGTTACATCAACTGAGAATGAAATATTACATACAGGTGCCTTTCTAGACCTAGGAAGATAACCAACATTACGTGCCAGTGATACGACGTTCTCTCTCAACGTTGCACTATCAATGAACACTTCGTTCGTCACCATATTGGCGTTATACGAAGTGATGTAAGTGTTGTATGCTAAGGTGTTAATGATCGTAGATAAGTTCGATCCTTCAAAGTCATAATCCGTGAAATTGGAGTTAGCACGAAGGTAGTCTTGGATAGACGCTTTGATCTGATCGAAATCTAGATTACTAAAGTTAACTAAAGGCATCTTACCTGGTAGGTACTAAGGCAAAGGATAGTTGTTGTACATCAACATCAATACCAATAATAATATACTTGATGATGATATCGTATTGATTCTCATCAATGTCAGGAGTGACCTGAACCTCTTCAAGTTTCACTCTAGGTTCAAAGTTTGTGATGGTGTCTTGGATCTCTTCTTTAATAGCAATTGTTGTTATGTTGTCCATAGGTTCAAACAACAACTCATTCACCCTAGAACCCAATATTGGATTGAAGGGAACGTCACCACGATTCGTGAACACCAGATTACGAATTGATCGAGCAATGGCAGTAGTATTCATCAGTGGGATCAGATCATCGTTCATTGGATTGATCTGAAAACTTGCACTGATGTCTTTAAAGCCTTTACTTACTCTTTCGGCAGGCACTAGGTTGATACAACTATTCTGCCTTATTTAGAAGGCTAATCTTCGGTTAGTGTTATCTGTTCAGAGCCACAAGTGCAGATATGATCGGGATCAGAACAATCAGTTGTTTCAAAAAGACCGTCAGTGTTTTGTCTTCTTTTATTTCGTGGAGTTTGGTCATCGTTAGCAATCTCCCTCAGCATCTTTTGATGTTGATCGTTAGCCATGTTGTCAAGAAAGTCGTTCATA